CTCACGCACACGGCAGACATTTCTGTCTCCTCCCCCATTTCAGAGGGTCGATAACCACCCGAGGATATACATCCTACTTTGGCTCGATTTTGTGATATAATTCGATTATACACAATCTAGCGTCCCATGAACTTAAATTTTAATCTAAGATCGTGGAATGCACGTGCGGTTTTCATCGCTCGCGGACCTACAGGATTCGTATCCTCTAAATCTCGAAGTTCTGAGTAAACCTTATTGGCGAACGAACTAAGTCTAATCAATAAACGACTAGCCTTTCTTTCATGTGCCAAGAATTTCGTTAAATCAATTAAATCGATCCCTTCAATGAGATCCATTAAATTTATTGATGAAATTGTTGGTTTTGAAAGAGGATCGAGCAATTTGATTGAATTATAAATCCCATTCAATATGGGTAAATCCTTTCAAACTGATCGATCAAGTTCTTGTTCACTAGCATTGAGATTCATGATTTCTGATTGTTTAGCAGTAAATATGTTAAACCATTTTGAAACCATTCTTGTTGCTTCGAACAATATACCATTTGCTACAAACTGTCCAACCCTCGAAAATTCTTTTTCGAGCATTGTTTGACCAAATTGTGGCATGGCGTTATCATTATTCAAGAGTGCTTCACCAAATAGATTTCTTAATTCTATTTCGTGACCTCTTGTGTAACGCATTACGGCATAAAGATTTCTCACTAGATTTCTGCTTCTGTTAAATTTTACTTTTTCAGATGTGAAAACTCTTAAGAATTTCAAAGTAACTTCAATGCTTGTCATGAAAGTATCCGGAGTCTGGTTCTTATCATATAGAGATGTGATAAAACCCAGAATTCCAATTGGATTGTAACGTTGTGTTACTAATCCATTTGTTGGAACTCCAGTTACTTCTATGCCTCTATGGAACCACCTCTTGGCAAACTCATATGTATCTCTTGATATATGTGTTTTTGCTTCCGAGGTGTCTACCCCTAAGATAGCAATCTGTGAGATATATCGTTTTGCAACTTTATCGTTGTAAATAACAATATCATCTCCCAGTAGGATGTAATCCTGGAATGGATAACATCCTTCTTGTAAGGCTGCTCATTGAACTAATATGTGATGAGAAATAGTGAACATTGTTCACGATGTTCTTGCTCCCATAGGTTGTCCAACTGCATACCTTATAAGTTTGTTATCATGGGTTAGAAAGGGTTCACAAATCATGGCTTGTTTCCAAGCCCAAGCAGCAGGTTTACTTAGTGTCATTGCTTCAAATATTCTTTGTTGCAATACCACAGGAAATCTGTCAGTTGCACTACTCAAATCTATCGACCAATAGTGGTTTTCACCAATATTTTTAGGTAGAATTGGGTTTTGTGTGAATGTTCTATCCTGAGGAAATTTATTTCTCAGAATACTAAACATCTGCTTACTTAAGGGTTCAAGTAGAGCTTGAGTCAAATAGTCAAATATTGCTATTACTCTTGCTTTACCTTCTGGATCATTTACGATTGAAAGTCTTCTATTTATGTTACCATATTTAGAAGCATTTTCAGGTATATGTTTCAGAACCTTCAATCTTAATTGAGTCAAAAACCTCATGTATGAGGGACACAGTATAAACATATACTGTATCATTGGCCCAGTTAAGGTCTTGAGATGATTTAACGATGTGTGGATTGCACGAGAACTTAGTGGACCTGCTTTATTGGTCCAATAAAAGTTTTTGTGATCCCACATCGGAAGTTCCAGACTAAGATCAAAATCTTTGACAATTTTCTCAATATCATTTTGAGGTAAATTATCATCTGTTCCAGTAAATGGAGCAGTTATTGATGTATAATCTGGTTCCCTTTTGCACTCCATAGATCGGGAACAAACTAGCAACGTCAGAACAAATTGGATTCCTTTCGGTCCCATTTCCATGTACTTCTGTAAGAAGTCTATGGCTTTTGGAAAACCATCTGGATTTATTCCAATTAACTCTTTCGTTATTAGAATTGGCCTACCGCTTAAATACCTGGTAACAATTAATCGGATTAATTTAATCCTTTTAATTGTTCATCAGAGTCCTTTAGTATTAATCCATTTTTGAATTAAATTAAAGAACTGAATCGTATCCTTACGGAGTTGCACTTGATTGGGTATCCTTTTAAATCAAATTGATACTACAAACATTGTAATTCTTTTAAGAATAGTAATATTCATATAGTGTACGATTTGTTGATTTAATATAGGTATAAACTCTAAACCTGCTAGTTTAATAGTAATAGATCGATTCCATCGTATCTATTACCCCAGCGGTATATCGGCAGATATAGTGCCCTTTCGGGGGTATCTGTTATCCGTCATGATGAGCACGTGGGTCCCCCTATCAAGGGGATCCTCATGAAGGGAC